ATCCATTACATATACGCCCTGTCAGTAGACAAACTGACTGGTATCGAAGAATCAGCGGCCACCAGAGAGAGGCCACGGATGTAGAACGGCACAAAACCAGGCTTGATGAAGCCCACGTCGATGCTCTGAGCACCGGAGAAGGTGAAGCTGTAGGCCGTGCCGGCGAGCTGATCGGCTTGGGCTAAGACCGTGCCGGTGCCAGCCGCCAGCACCACCGCATCGCACCCGGTGGGTAGGCCGTTGAAAGTGATCGTGTTGGTATCCAGCGGGTACAGGTTGCCCACCTGGGCGGCCAGCGTCGAGGTCGTGTCGCAGCGCACGTAGCTGATGAGGTTGGCGTTGTTCGCGGTCACGCAGGTGATGCGGAATTTGAGCTTGTAGCCCACGCTGGGCAGCACCGTTTCGCCAGACAGGTTCGCGGCGTTGAGCGTCTGCCAAGCGCCGTAACCTGAGCCGGTGTCGAGCTGGTACTCAAACAGGTGGTTGGCGGAGTTGGTGCCGGTGATGGTGGGCTCGATGTTTGCGAAGCCCGTGGTCTGGAGCCTGCTCTCCTGCATCTCGCAAATGAAGAAGTCGTCAACCGTGGCGAGCGACAAGCCACCGGCAGAGGTGAAGCCCGAGCCTGCGGAGAACAGGCGGCTGGTGAATTGCAGGGTCTCGGCGGTGGGCTCGTTCAGCGCCAGCCACATGCGCCCTGTGGTGTCGGAATCAAAGGCCCCGCCGAAGTGGGTGCCGTAGACCGAGGCTTGCCCGGTGACGCCGTTGCGTCCGCCGCCGCCACGCACAAGACAGTTCAGCGCGGCCACGTTCATCAGGTCGGTGAAGTCGCCGTAAACGTCCTCCAGCAGAATGTTCTTGGACGAGTTTTGCAACAGGTGAGCACGAGTGCGGGTCGGCTGCATGTAGCACCGCTGCACCTTCACATCGACATTGTTGCCGCCGTCGGAATAGATTGTGCTCGAGAAGTTGGCAGAGCCGCCGTTCAGGATCGCGTCCCGCGCTCCCAGGTTGCGGATTTTGATGTTCGATGAGGCCGCGCAAGAGACCAAGCCGTTGTAGGGGTGCGCGTTGGCGATCGCGCCCTTGAACCCAAAGCTGGTGCCGTCAATCACAACCCCCACGCAACTGTTGCTGATGGTGAAGGTGAACAGGCCGGTGGTGGTGGTGGTTGTGCCAACGTAACGGTCGCAGTGGTCGTAGCGCAGGAACTTGATGTTGAACGACGTGTTGATGTTGTTCGTTGCGTTCAGAGCGCCGCAATCAACCACCGTGATGTCCGAGCTTTGGCTGATGGCAATGGCATATCTGGTTGCTGAGCGGGCATAGGTCCACACGCCGAAACGGCAGGCGGAGAAGGTTTGACCGATGCAGAAATTGACGTTGACCTGACTGATACCGTTTGAAAACCCGGCCCCGATCCATGAGTAAATTTCACCGCCGGCAAAGCATGAAGTCAGCGTCAGGTTGGCAGAGTTGAGGCCCGCGCTGGTGCCCGTGCCGCCGTCGCTCAATTCCAATGGAGACGCGCACTCGGAAATCACAATGCTGTCGTGGGTTGCAACGTGGCGCAAATACACCTCGAACGGCTGGCTGAACGCCAAATACCAGTCGCCAAAGGTGAACTCCATGTCGATCACGCCTGCGTTCGTGGTCGTGAAGTCGGGTCGCGTGGCCACTGTTGGGTGCGGGATGGCGTTGGTTGCCCGCGCGCCGGTGGTGCATTGGCGCAGCAGCACGTTCGGGATTCTGATCTTGCGTGCCGCAGCAGGCACAAAGCCCACCGCTGTGGTGCCGTTGTGCCCGATGGTGATGGACGCATTGGTATTCATCAGCACCACCTTGCTTCGGACGTCGGTGCCGAAGTTGGTGGTGGTCATCCCGGCGGCGTGGATGGCCGAGTAGAAGTCGTAAGACTCGATGTTGCAGTCGCCGCCCGCGCCCGAGCCGGGCAGGAAAACTGTGAAGGCATCAGCCGTCACCGAGCGGATGCGGTAGGTGTGGTGTTCGGTGTCGAGCGCACCGCCGCTGGTGAAGTTCAGGTCTACCTCATTGCCGACCACAAACACATGCGCTGCGAAGGCCACGGTCACGACCCCGGCGGCCCAAGTGTAGGTGGCTGCGCCGCCTGTGCCGTCTTGAATCCAGACACCAGGGCTGTACCCCGTCGTGCTGCCCATGTTCGGGATCAGCACGTTCTGGTTGGCCGCGCCCGTGGTGTTTGCCAGATAGAACCAGTCGCCCCTGGTCTTAAACCTGCCAAGCCGGGGGATGTTGAAGTTGGCGGACTGCTGCGCGACCACTTCGACCCAGCCGGTCACATCAGGGCTTGCAGCGGTGGCCCCGATGCCGGTGAGTGCGCCAGCGGTGAACGGGCCGCCCGTGACTTCGCGGAACTTGAGGAAGCCGGTCGCAGGCATGGCAGCGCCCACCGCAGAGGGCGCGCCGTTGACGGTCGCCCAGACGCCAAGCAGGTAAGCGCTGACAGCGCCGCTGGTAACGGTGGTGCCGATGGCAGGCACGTTGCCGCTGCCACTTGTGTAAGGCATCCAGCGAACCGCTGTTGCGTCCGCGAAAAACTCGCCGCCGAGTGTTGCCGAGATGGCCGAGTTGCCACCCAAGCAACCGGTCAGGGCGGCTGGTGCGTCAGCGTGCCAGCGGGTGTCTGTGCGGATCGTGAGCGAGCCGCCGTTGAGGGTCATGGTCTCCCCCGCCGTGCGAGCGGTGCCGCCGTCGAGGAATTCCGGTGTGGTGATTACTGCCATTTAGCTCGCCCCGCTACGTGGCAGGTTTATGTGATGACAAAGAGGCCGTCAGCGGCCGTTGGAAGGGGAAAGAATACATCGAACGCCCCATTGGTGGAGCTCGTTGGCTGCGCCAGCTTGACGACGCCCACAGCGAGGTTGCGCTTGCTGGCGTTGTACACGAGGCCCCCGCAGGCGCGAGTCAGCGTGACGCGCTCCCAGTGCGCGTCGTCGAAGGTGAGGACGACGGCCATGCCGTCTTCCACCACCTCGAAACCCTTGAGTTGCACGCCGCCGGCCTTGTAGCCGTCACCGACCAGCTCGCCTTTGGCAGTGTAGCCCGTCAGGCTGGGGTCCAGCTGGGCAGACTCTCCGTACAGCGCGAGCATGTAGCGGTCGTCCTCGTGGTGCACCCCTCGCAGGGCGTCTGCCAGATACCGCGTGCACAGTCCGGGTGTGCAACTCATGCGCCACCTCGCCCGGTCTGCTGGTTGCTCACCACGTTGCTGCCCTTGCCGCCAGACGGCGCGCCGCCGGGGCCAGTGGCCTCGGGTTTGCCCTTGCCGCCGTCGCGCACCACCACCTCTTGGGGGGGCGGCTGCATCGCAGCCTGCATGGCCTGCTGCGCTTCGAGCACTTCGAGGTCTTCGTTCGTTGGCACGATGTCGTCGACCGGCATGGAAAGCCCTTTGGAGACTTCGCGCAGGATGGCCGCGCGACCCTTGATGCCCACGATCTGGCTGTCGATCGGGTTGGCCGTGGCCTGCAGGAACTCCACCCGGCGCACGTTGAGCTGTTCGCGGTTGGCCAGCGTGACGGCGCCACGGGGCACGACCTCGCAGTCGCCCTTGATCGTGGCGTCGTCCACATACTGCATGTTCCAGTTGTACTGGTCGGTGACGGTGGGGCCGATGATGTGGAAGTCGATGCCCATGACCACTTGGCGGATGCCCTTGCCTGCGGAGCCCATCAGCATGGACAGGCCGGAGGCCGTGCGCCCTGCGCCGCCCACCTGCCCGTCGCCGTAGACGTACGCCGGAATGCCGGACTGGTCGTCGGCCATGCGCGCGAAGTTCTGGTACACCGCCATGAGCGAGGCGCTGCGGTCATCAGGCTGGTTGAAGCTGATGGCTTGGCGGCCAGAGCCGGTGGGGTCGCTGACGGTCTGCCAGATTTTCCACGGGTGCAGCTGGGTGACCTTCTCGTCCGGCGCCAGCCGGTCCACCTGCACCTCGACCTGCGGCCCGGAGGCAATGCCCATGTTGTTGGCCAGCGCGCGAGCAGCCGCGTTGCACATGGCCTGCACGTCTTCGATGAGCTCGGGGACGCCTGCGCCCCACAGCGCGCCGGGGCGCTTGACGAACGACAGCGCGCGGTACGGCTTGGAGCCCAGCGGGTCGTAGTTCAGCGTGGCCTTGATGACGTAGCTGCCGATGACCCACACGTTGGCGTCGTACATGCGCTCCAGCTGGGGCACCTCTTCGGCGTCGAGGCCGAAGTCGATCAGGTCCTGCCCGCTGACGCGGCCCCAGAACTCCAGCGCGTCGTAGTGGCTGGCGTCCGAGCGCCAGATGTTGAACTTGTTCTCCAACTCGGCCTTGGTCGTCTCGGCCGACCACAGCCACTCGTTGTTGGACCCCTGTGCGAGCACCGTGCGGATGGCGTCGTCGTCGTAGGCCGGCACACCGATCAGGTCCGACAGGTCGCCTTCACTCAGACGGTGGTGCTCAATCGTGTAGCCGTCGGCCACGCTGGTGACGCCCGGCTCGACGTAGAAGCGGAACGGGTCCACCCGCGAGTACGTGGGCAGCAGCTTCTCCTGCACCTGCGGGGTAAAGCTGCCGTCGGCTCCCTGCACCCAGTCCAGCTGGCGCTTGCGGCGCACCACCGGCCCCTTGAGGACGGCCAGCGGGTACGTGGTCAGGTCGCTGATGAAGTCGTTGAACGCCACCACCATCCCACCCTCGTGGAACTGGTCGTCGATCATGCGCTTCATGCGCTGAGCGGTGTCGTCTGCGTCGTCCTGCAAGCGTCGGCGGATCGTGTCCTGCGCCTGCTCTTGGAACGTGGCCATCATGACCGGGTCCAGCGGCTGTCCCTGCTGGATGGTGGAGATGACCGACTGGGCGATGGTCTGCGTCACCGTCTGGGTGGCGTCGGGCGGCAGGTCGGGCAGCGGTGTGGGCTTCAGGTCGAACGGCACCACACCTTCGTCGAGCAAGATGTCGCGCAGCCAGCTCTCGGCGCCGCGGCACTTGGTCTCCGTGATCATCATGAAAATCTCGGAGCCACCGGCGGAGCGAATCTGCCCGAGCTTGTCCGGCTCGTAGTCGCCGCGGCGCTGGCGCAGCGCCTTGAGCATCATGCGCTCAATGGGTTGTTTCGCGTCCCGCGCTGATTCCCAGCACCGGCGCACGTGCGCGGCCAAGCCGGTGATGATGGGCGCTTGCTGGCGGAGCTCGGCGGCGCGCACCGCGTCTTGGCGCGCCTGCTCCGCGTCAAGCTGCTGCCCCGAACGGATCATCAAGAGGCCAGCCATGCCGACCCCTTAGATGAACGCGACGATGGGCGTGGCGGTGGTGCCGGTGGCGAAGACCTTGTGCGCGTTCAGGTACACGTACTCGTTGGCCGCCACGGGGATGACCACCGACGCACCGGTGCGCGAGCAGGTCATGGTGATGTTGCCGCCGGTGCCGCCGACCTTCAAAAAGCGGGCGGGGGTGGGCAGGTTGGCGACGTTGCTGGGGGTGACGACATACGCATCGGAGCCGGGATCGAACATGGAAATACCTCCGTGGGTTGACGGATTGTATAGCCTACGCGGGGAAAGTGGATAGTGTAAGCGCTCACACCCATGCGCCGTAGTCCACGCGCTCGATCGGCCGGGCTTTGTGCTGCATCAGCCGGCCTCCCTGCTGGGCGTCCGCGTGCAGGCACAGGTACTGCAGCGCGTCGGCTACGTGGGAGGCGTCGTTCTTTTCCGGCTCGTCCTCAAACTCGCCGTTGGTCTTGCGCTTGTACCGGTAGTTTCCCCGCAGGGCGTTTACCAGCGGGCGGCAGCCCTCGGGGTCGATCAGGAAGCCCGGGTCGCCGTCCACCTGCCGGTTGAGGAACTGATCGACCGCGGTGATGCGCGCGATGATGCTGTTGGTGTACGCCTCTTTGGCCGGCAGCCGCTCTTGGGCGAGGATGTCGTAGACGGTCTTCTCGTCGGTCTGCGCCCGCGATCGCCCGGCCGGGTCGCCGATGATCAGCAGCGGGGCGCCCGAGAATTCCTGCGCCAGCATGGGTTTGAGGATGCTGCGAACGAAGCGCAGCACGCCCATGCCGTCGGAGGTCACGGCCCGGTACACCAGCAAGCGCCCGCGCGCGTCCAGCTGCCCGATGACGGCCGACGGGTTGAGGCCGAAGTCCATGCCGATGAGCAGGGGCCGCAGCCCGTTGACGATGGGTGTGAGCCGGTTCTTGGCCACGTGCGTGTCCATGGCGAACGAGCGGAACACCGCTTGGCCGGCAAGGCTCTTGCCAAAGCGCGCGTGGATGTACACGTCGACGTAGCTCTCGCTCTTGCCCAGCGCAAGGTTCTCATAGTAGCCGGATGGCAGCAGGTGCACCCAGTCCGCGCGCGGGCTGAACCCCGAGGGCTGCAGGGTCACGTGGGTGTTCTCTGGCGGGGCCGACAGCAGCGTCTCCCAGAACGTGTCCATGTCCGGC